TAACAAATCCCTGATTAACATCAGTGGTACTTTTTAAAGTGTCCACAAAAGGCTTTATGAATATCTTATTGATTCGATATTCCCTGATGTTTTTCTACCCTACAGGTTTTTAAGGTAAACATCTTGCGAATACCCCTAGTATTTCTACTAGGGACGGAGTACACCTTAAGAAATTTCAAGTTTCGCTAAAACTATCATCAATTCCCGTCTGCCGTCTACTCTCTGAACCTTTATCTTATATCTGCTCCCACCTACCCTTAAGGGAAAGGTTGAGTCAAACATTTTAATTAGTTTGACTATTTTATTAATTAGATTTTTTGCTCCACTTTTCTAAAAAGTGGATATAAGATACTTGGCTGCGGATTATCCAATCTTTGACGTTTTTACTATGCCATCGGTCATTACCCGATGGTATTATTTATGTCACCACAAATAAGAAGTAGTCAAAGCTCTAAGAAAGTTCCCGCAATTTGACAGTCTTGCAATTCCACCTTTTTATTCAGATAGGTCTTCGACCTATCCAAAATAAAGGTGGAGCCAAAACATAACTATTATGAAATTTTTTAGAATCATATGAAGTTATATAATAATTTTTGGCTCCACCTTTTAAAAGGTGGAATCACTAGCGAGTTATATAATTAAGTTGGGATCTCAATTCATGTATTTACACTGTTTTCCTATCATGGAGATACAAGACCCATGATAGCAGCTCACTGTTGGCACCCAAGCTGTTAAGCGCCATAAGCCACTAATTGCATTAAACCACCTCCCATTTTATAATATCCCTAAAGATAAAAATTTTCTAAATATTAATTTAATTAATTATTTAACCCGTTAAATTAATACCTACATAACTACGACAATAATTTATTTATATTAGTATTGTCCTTCATAAATATGGACAAATATGACTCATCAAATACCTCTTTTTTTCCTTCGTGATTCTTGGTGAAAATGTATGATTCTCCTCGTTTTTTAATGGACCACCCACTTTCTAATGCGTTGAATAAAAAACACATTTTTTGAAACTTTACGATCTCAATTTCAGGCTGATTAGATAAATTGACTTCAATATTGGATCTCTTTTCTCTAATATCTCTTTCTTTTTCCTTCTCTCTTTCCTTCTCTCTATCTCTATCTTTGATATCCATTACTTTAACAATTTAATGTTTTATTTATCTTTAAACTTGTTTTAAATTAATATATATTTTCCATAAATATCTAATTAAAAAAAATACGGCAAAATATAGTACAAGTAAAATAAGTATGCCAAGTTTCAAGCCCAAAACAAATAAAAAAATACGTATATCAAAAAAATATACAACAACACTAGACGGAAAACACAAGGAATTTATCAATGAATTTGCTAAAAATGATAATGAAAACATTCCAACACTAAAAAAAGAAAGATCTTTACTAAAAAAACAATTGGAATTGCATAATATAAATGCAAATGCAAATGCAAATACAAATGAATCTTTAACAATTGAGGAAATTATGGATATAAAAGACCGAATTGTTGAAATTGAGGAGACAATCAAGGATCTAAATTACAAAAAAAAGAATTATTTGCTTAATAATTCCAAATATGTATTTGAATATTTTGAAAATAAAAAGAATATCAATAATGTGGATGGAGTAAATGGACTAAATAATAATAATAGCACTTGTAGCAAATCAAGTTCTCCAAATACAAGTACAAATTCCGGTAATAATTCTAATTCTGGAATTATGTCTAAAAATCAAATATTATTTAATTTCTTTAAAATTCAAGTTCCAGAACAAGAGAAAAACAACTCCGATAATATCAACAAAAACATAGTACAAAAATACTTATGCAATATTGATGAATCGTTTTTGGATATGAATTCCTTTGTTAAATCTACGGATATTTGTCAATACTGTTACAAAGGAGAACTTATTCCATTAGACGATGAAGGCATGTTGATTTGCAATGTTTGTGCAGTGAGTATACCTTATCTAATAGAGAATGAAAAACCATCTTACAAAGAGCCACCCAAAGAAGTATGCTTTTATGCGTATAAAAAAATCAACCATTTTAAAGAAATATTGGCTCAATTTCAAGGAAAGGAAACCACTCAGATACCATGTGACGTCATTGATCAGATTAATTTGCAGATTAAAAAAGAGAGAATCTCGTTGGAACAGTTGTCTCATCATAAGACCAAGGAAATCCTAAAAAAATTGGGATTTAATAAATATTATGAGCATATAGCATTTATTAAAAATAAATTGGGGATCAAACCGCCCATTTTTAGCCCCGAATTGGAAGAAACATTGTGCAACCTCTTTATGGAAATTCAGGCGCCTTATGCAAAGACGTGTCCAGATTATCGTGTAAACTTTTTGAATTATTATTATGTATTATTTAAGTTCTGCGAATTGTTGGGAGAAGAACAATTCTTGGATAGCATCCCTAGACTTAAAGATAGAGAGAAACTGATAGAACAAGATGAGACCTGGAAAAAGATGTGTATTGAATTGAATTGGGAGTTTATTGCAAGTGTGTAAATGTCAAATTATCAAAATATTTATTTAAACTAATGAATAAATATTTTACATTTTAAAATAACAGTAAATAAATAATATATTTATTATAAAATCAACTTAAAGACCATTTGTCATATTATATTTAAAGACCAACCCCAGAAAGTTTGAGTCCAATACCAAGCCCCGTACCTTGTCTAGCACTCACACCCATAGTAGGAATGTACGTGTCCAAGATGGCAAATGTGGCGGCAGCAGTCAACGCAAGAAGACCAATCTCCTCCAAATTCAAAGAACGCTTAGGGATAGCAAAAGCAGCAATAGCAACCATCAAACCTTCAACCAAATACTTGATAATTCTCTTAACAATTTCCGATGTGTCAAACATTTCCTTTTATATAAAATAAAAAGAAAATAATATTAATTAATATTAATTAATTAAAAAATCACTTAAAACGAAGATAAAATATAATATATATAATGAGTCATAAATCAAAATCCACCGCCTCCAAAAAGTCCGCATTTGAGAGAAAGTCTGGAAAAGACGGCAGCCCAAATCCTAAATATGTAGATTTGCTAGATGTAGACAAGGCTATCGCCGGCCAGTCATTCGGTTGTTTCTCTTTCATCACTCCGGAAAAAATCTTGAAGCAAAAGGAAATGTTTCTCTTTGAAGAGTTCCTAAAGAGATGGGAATTTTCTAAATCCATGGAAAAGTTCCATCAATTTCTCAACTTTGTTTCATTCAAGTACAAATTGACTTTTGAGGATGTTATCAAGGATTTTGAAGGTTTCGTCAAGGAAGAACGTGATGCTATTGTCAGTTCGTCTATTGAAGACGATTACAAGACCTTCCTAGATAAGGAAGAGGACGAATTGGAGAAGCAGTTCAATATCAAGCACAACTTTCAGACATCTGTGCGCGGCTTCAAGTCACGTGGTCACTTTGCTTCAGTGGAAGAGGCTGAAATGAGAGCCAAGTTGTTGCGAGAGGTGGATCCCAGTTTTGACGTATTTGTCGGGCCTGTCGGCACTTGGCTTCCATGGGATCCTGAGGCGTACAAGACTGGTCGTGTGGAATATATGGAGGAAGAGTTGAATCAGTTGGCACAGGAGAAGCAAAAGAACGAGTCATCTGCAAAGAATGCATTTGAACAGCGTGTTAAGGAAACCAAGCAGAAGGCAATTGATGATAACAAGAAGAACGCGGATAAGCACGGCAGCATTGTGACGCAGGATATTGATGAGGAAGGCAACTTGATTGGGGTGGATACGACTGCAAGCACACAAGAGAAGACCTTGGGATCAAGTGCTGATACTATTTCGGTAGCGGATATTCGCAGCGAGTTGTTTGATGGCGACAATGTAGTTGTTGGGAAGTCCGATTATGGACGCTCTGAACTAGTTAGCGGACCCTTTGCGACTCCTAAGGATGAAATCAAGATTTAAACGTTGATATCGTTTTTTTAAATTTAAATAATTATAATTAATTTATTGGGTAAAATATAATAAATTAATTGATTGGATAAATAATATCTAAAACAGGGTTACCATTTGCTCTTTTTTACCGCAATTTTGGGTCCCTGGCCTCTTTTCTTGATGTTATTGGGATCATATTGCTCCTCCTCGTCTTCATCATTTAACTGTTTGGATAGTTCCCAGAACTCCTTAGAGCCTAATCTGAAGTCATTGTGTGCATCTGCCTTGTACCAGAACACCTGATCCTGTAACTTATTTGATTTGGCGTTGTTGTTTATTACCAAGCACTCATAATTTTCAGTGCATTGATCCATCACCTGGCAAAATGACTCCAATGTCGGAAACATGCCTGCATAATTCTCGTATATTCGCTTTCTATTGGCGATATATGGCTCTCTTAAAATGAATACATAATCAATATTTGTTCTTAATGTGGGTGGAATACCCAGCGGATATTGCATCGTTATCAGCAACATCACTTTCCAGTGTCTCAATTGTACCATTCTATTTCAGACATTTCCTTCTGAAATCATTGAATTCGTGCTTTTTAAATGGGCACAACACTTTCTCAAGTGGGTTTAGACTATATCTTAAGCCTTCATCGCGAATGATTAGTTCGCTCCAGCCCACGGGCATTTAGTCGTTGAACCGCCTTCATATCCTTATCATAACGGACTTAGAAGACTGGCTGCGGATTGTCTTTATATTATGCCTTTTTACTGTACCTTATGCAGTTAACATAAGCCATCGCCGTAGTTTCCCAGACGATTTAGTAGCATAATCCTAGCAAGATATCCCCGCAATTTGGACGTGTCGCATTCTTTTTTTAAATAAAAATAAATTAAATAAAATATTAAATAAATAAAAAGAATACTAGCAAAACCTTTTGTTTTACTTTTGATGGCAATCACACGATATATCGTCACAATTTATTTCAATTTCTCACCATTCATGAACAAGAGCCTCATAAGTTTATCGCGTGCCCATGTGTTATCATATAAGCAGTCATCTAAGATCACAAAAGTTCGTGGATCAATAGTGCTGCGTTTAAATTGTTCAGTTTCCTTCTTAATTTGTTTCAATACTTGTTTCTGTCGCTTCAAGATATTTTCAATGATGGCCGTATTGTATTCATTATGAATAAATAATTTAGGCACCAATTTGCCGTAAAATCCGTTACCTTCTTCAGTCCCGGAAATAACGGTTCCAATGGGAATATCTTGATGATAATATAATAAATCTCTTACCAAAAAGGATTTACCTGTGTCTCTGCGACCAATTAACACGATAACAGGACCTTTTGATTCATTCGGTTTGAAACTGATACTTTTCATGTCAAACCTTTTAAGATCTAAATTCATTCTTCTTATTATATTTAATATAATTTAAAAAAATAATATTTTTTTACGCGATTATGGAATGATACAAGGGTTATTTAGGAATAATTGTAAAAAGATAAAAAAGATAAAGAGATAAAAAGATAAAAAGATAACCAGAATAAAATAAGTTAAATATAACTAATATTTATATTTCTATTAGCTAATGGCAATAACTATAAACTATCAAAAGAGAAAGAATACCAATCTGTTTAACAAACTACAATCAAATCCTAATATTTCGCTCACCAATGTGCAAAATTACGTCCCTATTTATTCCAGATTTTTCTCTCTTAATAACAACAATTTTAACTCAATAAATCTAAATCACAATTGGTCTGTTTCAGATATTAAGGACGTAAACAAGTCAGATGCAATTTATTCCGACAATATTTACATGTGTAAGTTAAAAAATATGTCTGGTGACGATGACTTCTCTATAAATCAAAAAATCTTCATCAAAATGGCTCCCCTTTTAGATC